AGCCTATAACCATGCAAGACATACATAAGCATGACAGGCATCATTAGGGCCTTAAATTCAGCCTATAACCATGCAAGACATACATAACAAAGGCCTTACCCAAACAGCGTAAAAAAACCGGCAAATAAATTGCCGGCTTTTTAATTAGATGGAAAAATATCAAATCATTTTTCCGTATTCATTAAATTCATAATCATTCGCCAAAATAGTTTCATTTACTGATTCTTCAGAAGTAAGGTAGATATATTCATTGTCTAATATTATTAAATATTCTTGTGATAATTGCTTTAAATAAATTTTATCTAATTCATCCAAATCAGAGTCAAGTTGATAACAGTCTAAAAATTCACCAAATTCATCTTTTTCTGAATTTTCAATTAATTCATCCCTTTTTGTAAGGTACTCTTTTGTAATTGCATAGGTATTACAAGTTTCTCCATGTTCTTTTTCAATTTTATATGCAGTATCTTCGGCATGAGATAAAAAAGAGATAGAAATATCTTTTTTAAAAATATCAAATTCTTTGATAAGTAAATAAACTTCTTTTGCATCATAGTAAACATTTTCCCACCATCCATAATCTACATTTATATCTGAAAGGTAACCTGTTGCGTTTTGTTGTGCTACTTCTGAAAGTTCTTCAAATTTGTATGCAATTGTTTCTATTGTTCTCATTGTTTTTGCGTTTAGTTTGTTAAGGTAATTGTTAAGGTAAAATTTAATTAATTGTTTTCTATTTCAATATCATTAAAAAGATCTTCGTACGTTTCAAAATCAGCCATAACATAATCAGCAATATTTTCCAATATGTCAAAAAGATTATTATAATCAAGGCGTGGGAAACTGTCTAAATTCCCGTAACCGTTAAACATTACATATTCGTGTGAATAGTTATACTCACCATAAAATGTAGCCTGAACAGCACGCAAAACGTCATTACCAAAGGCATATTCAAAAAAATATTCATCATTATAATAAATTGTACTATCGTGCATATTCATGTCATGAGATAACCTGTTGTTAAGATCAAAAATCTCTTCAGATGACATTAATTTGATCTGTGTAATGATTGTTTCTTTTGTGTTCATTTTTTTTAAGTTTAGTTTGTTAAGGTAAAAAAATTGAATTACATAATATTATCAGCAAGGCAAGCAAGCAATAAAAGAATGATAAGGCCAATTGATAATAAAGCGTTTTCTTGATCTTTTTTTGTGTGTTTTTGTTTTTGTGTCATGATGTTTATTTTAATTTGTTGCTCATTATTTGCTTTTGTTTCATAAAGATACATAACAAAAACGATATAAAACAAAAGATATTTGAATAATCTGTAAAATTTAGAAATTGCTTAATTTTGAGCATGAAAAAAGGATATTATTTAAAGAAAGATAAAAAAGATAATATAATATTGAATATTTTTGTATCTGATTTTATAACTTATTTGCAAAGTTTACAGCATCAGGAGGGTTGGGTGAACTTAAAAATATACGAACGTGACAAGGTTCCTGCAAACGGTTTAACGCATGAATTGAAGCAATTAACCGGCAAAGTGGAAAAACAAAAGTAATTTTGAATTCAAAAAAATTCAACGTATGAACATTGAAACGATACAAACTGAAGCAAAGAAAACAAAAAACAAAGGAGGGCACGGAGGGCCACGGCCTGGAGCTGGACGCAAAAAGCAACCGGACGAAGCACACCTAATTGAAAAGCTTTACCCTTTAGAGGAAGCGGCTTTTAAGGCTCTTCATCAAGGCCTGGCTAAAGGTGATCCTAAAAGCTTAGATATCTTTTTTAGGTATTATTTCGGCCTACCAACCCAAAGGATCGAAAGTAAAGTTGAAGGAAACTTGAATCAGGTTAATATTGAAGTACTTCGCCCACAAACTGAAACATTAAAAAAAGTGAGTTAATGACAAGTTGACAAGGTTTGTTTAACTTTTCTATTTAACATAATACTAGTTATTTACGGAAAAAAACAAAATATAACAGATATGACATGATGGCATGATGGCGAAGGTAGGGCAAAGGGATGTAGCGCAATGGTTAACCGGACGGGATCAGCCACAAAGGGACGGGATACAACGGCCGGTACTTTAAAGTTTTACTTTTGGCCAGGGGCGGGGTAAAACCCCAAGAATCATAGTCCAAAATCCAAACATAACACTTATTATACGATGACCCCACTTTCTGGTATACTTTTCAACCCCAAAACCCAAACTGAAATTTTAATTTTTACTGAAATATGGAAGTAAGCTTACAGACGAACAAGATATTCGACATCCTCACAGATAGCGATAAGCGCATAACGGTGATGCAAGGTGGAAGTCGAAGCGGGAAAACTTACAATATACTTATCTGGTTCATTATCAAGCTATTGCAGGAGGATGGCAAAACCCTTACTATAGTTAGGCAATCACTTCCATCCATCAAGGGTACGGTTCTCCGTGATTTCATTGATATCCTCTCCCGCATGGAGATTTACTCTGAAGACAACCACAACAAAACTGACCAGATATATAGCTTGAATGGGAATATCATTGAGTTTGTGTCTGCTGATCAACCTCAGAAGATTCGTGGACGCGCTCGTGACTACCTGTTTTGCAATGAGGCGAACGAATTAACATATGAGGCGTGGATGCAGCTGATTATGCGTACTTCTGGTAAGATAGTGATTGACTACAACCCTTCTGACCTATCATCTTGGATCTACGATGATGTAATACCCAGAACTGATGCGGACTTTTATATAACCACGTTCCGTGATAACCCATTCCTTCCCCCCGAGCTTATTGCGGAGTTGGAGAGGTTGAAGGATGCTGACCCGAATTATTGGCAGATTTATGGTCTGGGTGAAAGGGGTCTCTCTCAGGACTTAATCTATTCGCATTGGAGAACAACTGAGCAGATGGTGGACGATGATGAAGGTGAGGTGGTGTATGGGTTGGACTTCGGGTTTAATGTGCCAACGGCATTGGTCAAGGTTGTCTTCCACGAAGGAAACGCTTATTGTAAGGAAATGCTATACGAAACCAAGCTCACCACTGAGGACTTGGTAGACCGCTTGAAGACTTTAAATATCAGCCCGTATGACGATTTGTACTGCGATGCTGCCGAGCCAAAGACGATAGAGGCACTTGTCAGGAGTGGGTTTAATGCCAAGCCAGCTAACAAAGATGTTACTGAGGGAATTAGGACTGTAAAAGCCACTCCGTTGTTTATATTAAATGAAAGTGTAAATTTGTTGAAAGAAATCAAAAATTATCGGTGGAAAACCGATAGAAATGGAAATAAATTAGATATGCCCGTAAAATTTGGCGATCATATCCTTGATGCCTTACGATATGGGATTTATTCCAAAATAACAATTCCCAAGGTGACTTGGGGAGCAATTTAAAGATAATGGGCGTATTCGATAGGTTGTTCAATAATACAAAGGGCATCAATCCAAATGTGAACGTGACGGCTCAGATGCGTGGCATCAATGGTGCAGTGTTGCAGGATTATGAGGATGGGAAGTATGTGAACGAGGGATATCTGGGGAATGCTGACGTTTATGCTATTGTGACATTCCTCTCACGCAAGGCATCTTCCATTCCTTGGTACGTTTATAAGCTCAATGATACACCTAAAGGCAGGACTGAGCTGAGCAGATACAAGACGATGAGCCGTAACATTGGGCAGCGTGGCTCGTACGAGGCGGCAGTCAAGGCGAGGAAGAACGCTTACTCAGAAAACATTGTTGAGAATAACGAATTGGCGAGGTTGCTTGAAAGACCTAACCAATATCAGGCCCAAGACCAATTCCTTGAGAATTTATTCGGATACCGCTTTCTTTCGGGTGAAGGGAACGTTTATGGGAATGATGGTCGGTTGGGGGGTCAATTCACCGAGTTAAACGTGCTTCCAACCCACTTTCTAGAGATATACCCTGACCCAAATGACCTGTACGGGTTGCTTGGTTATAAGCTGATGGTGAGCAGAGGGATTGATCTACCGAAGGACAATGTGATGCAGTGGAAGACGTGGAGTCCTGATTTCAATGACGTGACCCGTAGCCACATGAGAGGTGTTAGTCCGCTGAGAGCGGCATATAAAACACTTCGCATGAGCAACAACTCAGCGGATGCCTCTGCAATGATGACTGCTAATGGCGGTGCGAAGGGTGCGATAACGCCAAAGCCTCTAGGCTCGATAGTGCCTAACTTTACTATTGAGCAGGCTAATATTATTAAGAGGGCGGTCAATGAGGACATTAATACTGTGGATAACAAAGGGAAGGTTGCAGTATTGCAGACCCCTTGGGATTATCTCAATTTTGGATTGTCTTCTATCGACATGGAGCTTGTGAAGACTATGCAGATGAGTTTGCAGCAGTGGTGCCGTGTGTTCGGCCTTCCTGCTGTAATTTTTGATACAGACACGTCAAGCTACAATAATTACCACAATGCGATGCGTGACCTTGTCACCAATACCATTGTGCCAATGTGTTGCAGCCTCCGTGATGAGCTTAATAAATGGCTTGTGCCAAGATATGGCAGCGAATACTACATCGACTTCGATATAACTGCTCTGCCAGAGATGCAGCAAGACATGGAGCGTATGGTGCGTTCACTTCGTGATGCTAACTGGCTGACAATGGACGAGAAGCGTGTAGCGATGAATTACAGCGAGAAGGGTGGTGCATGGGATATGAGCTACATAAATCAGGGTTTGATTCCGATTGAGCAGGCAATGATGGACTTAAGCATAAGCGATGATAACAGCAGAAACAACGGACAGCGAGATATGGGAGATCGTGATGACGAGATTTCCGAAGATCCCAACGGAGAGGACGTGTAGAACGGAGTGGCTCGCTAGAGCAGAGGTGAGAAGGAGTTATAAAATAAGGTTGACAGATGAACGCAATGCAGCGCAGCGATTATTGGCTCAAGATGGAGCGGATGCGGAGGGTAGTGGAGCGTAAGTATACGCCCATCATGACCGAGGTGTTGCTGAAGGAGTTCGATAGCTTCGCCAAGAGTGTTAAACGTGATGGGCCAAGTGCAGCGATGAGTGGATTGGGAGCGGTGGTGTGGGATACAAAGATAATGTCGGTGATGAGTGATATGTATAGAGAGGTGGCGGTGCAGTTCAGCAATAGTGCGTATAGGGCAGTGGGGATTGAGAGCAGGAAGGCGTATAATCCGTTTAAGCTGAATAGCACTTTTCTTGCGGAGATCATGCGGTATCTGGCTCAGTACGGGTTTTACATCGTGGCTTTTATAACGCAAACGACTAAAAAGAAGTTAATTAGCCTAGTAACTGCTGCGATGGGTATAGGAGCTAGTGTGGATGACATAGTGAATCTTATTGTAAGCAAGGAGATGGGCGAATATGCTAGGATGAGGGCGAGGATGATAATCAGGACAGAGGTGGTGAGAGCTAGCAATTACAGCGTGTCTATGGGGGCCACAGGGCATCCCTTTCAAGTGGACAAGATGTGGGTGGCTATGCGGGATGCGAGGACGAGGAGGATACCTAAAGACCAATATGACCATTGGGAAATGGACGGGCAAGTAAGACCAATTGATGAACCTTTCCAGAGCTTTGACAAGTTAGGTCGGGTGGTGTTGGCAGATATGCCTGGCGACCCCAAAGCACCTAAAGGATTTTTAATAAATTGCAGGTGTACGGTTGCGTATGTGCCGAGTAGGGATGCGAATGGTAGATTAATAATGAAATTATAGATATGCCAATATACGAATGTAGCGGAGGCAAATATAGGATAGGTAATGGTGAGTGTGTTTACACGAGCAGAAGCAATGCCGAGAGTGCTTACCGAGCCTATTTGGCTGATTTGGATGAGGAATATGAAGATGACCACAGGAATGAAAAAGCGGAGACGTACAATGATTATCCGGAGGCGGCAACAAATAATGCCAAGCGTGCGATAAAGTATAAAGAGGAAAACGGGTCTTCTTGCGGAACGTCAGTAGGTTGGACACGAGCAAGACAACTTGCGAATAGAGAGAGCTTGTCAAGAGCCACCATTGCAAGAATGGCATCTTTTAAAAGGCATCAGCAGAATAAGGATGTGCCTTATGATGAGGGATGTGGAGGAATCATGTGGGATGCATGGGGAGGTGATGCAGGGGTCAATTGGGCGATAAGAAAATTGGATCAAATAGATAACAAAAATAAGAGTATGATTTACACATATAAGGCTGCAAGGCTTGAGTTTAAGGATGTGGACAGCAAGAAAATGACCGTGACTGGTTACTTCTCTAAGTTTGGCAATGTGGATAGTGATGGGGACATAATGATGCCAGGAGCATTTAAGCGTAGCATTGCTGATTGGGGGCCGGATGGCAAGCAGAGAATTAAGCACCTTATGAACCACAGACCCGATATGCCTCTTGGTAGGTTATCAGTTTTGAAGGAGGATAGCTACGGGTTATATTACGAGAGTGATTTAGTAAAGACAACATTTGGTATGGACTTTATTAAGATGGCCGAAGGCGGGATAATAACAGAACACTCAATTGGGTTCAATACCCTGACAGAAGCCAAAGGTTCTATGGGAAATGAGATAAAGGATGTCAAATTGTTCGAGGGTTCTTCCCTGACGGCTTGGGGTGCGAATATGGACACGCCATTCCTTGGATTTAAGTCAGAAATGGACATAAACGAACTTAAGCAAGAAATTCGTATTTTTGAAAAGTTTATACGCAATACCGATGCATCTGATCATGTAATCGATTTGTGTGTAATTAAAATTAGGCAATTAGCACAAGCGGTCGAGAGATTAAGTAGCACGAAGGCAACAGTAAATGAGCCGGAGCAGCCAAAAGTTGACGAGATGCTTGAGAAAAGTTTAATATCTATTCTCAAACAGTTTTAAAATCAACAAATGGAAAATTTAAAAGAGTTCCAAGCTGCTCTGGAACTTAAAATGAACGAGCAAAAACAAGAGGTGGCTGCTGCTACCGAGAAGGCTGCAAAGTCCTTCGAAAGCAAAGTTGAGCAAATCAACGAAGAGATGCAAAAGGCTAACAAGACTGCCATTGAGGCTCTTGAGCAAGTTAAAGAAGCTAAGGCTGCATTCGGTAAGATTGCTGCTAAAGCTGAAAGCAGGATTTCAATGTCTTACAATGACCACATCAATTCTATCAAGTCTGAAATAGCCGCTGGTATTGAGAAGGGTTATGATCAGATTAAAGAAGCTGTTCGTGGTGATGGTAAAGGTTTTAGCTATGAGCTTGATCAAAAAGCCGTAGGTGTAATGACAACCGGTAACAACCTTACAGGTTCAGTTTACACTTCTTATGTGGACAATCCATTCCTGAGAGCTTATGTGAATCCACATTTGCGTTCAGTGTTCAACATCGTTCCTGTTTCTACCGGTTCAGTATCTTTCCCAAGGGGTAATACTCCAGTAGGTGAAGGTTCTTTCGGTAAGCAAACTGAAGGTTCTGATAAGCCACAGATTGATTATGATGTAACAGTTGTAAACACTGCTTTGTCATTCATTGCTGGTTATGCTAGGGTTTCTCGTCAGATGATTGATGATCTGCCTTTCTTGCAAGCTTACTTGCAGCAGTCGCTGATTGAAGATTTCCAAAGAGCTGAAGATACTTATTATCTTAACGCTATCGCATCTTCTGCAACCGCAGGTTCTTCTTCTGGTGCTAATACCGCTGAGAAGTTTATCGATTACGTTGCACAGCTTGGTTCTGCCAACTGGACTGCTAACCTCGCATTGATAACTCACGCAGGTTGGGCAAGTTTATTGAAGACTAAGCCTGCTGACTACTCAGTACCTGGTGGAATGACGATTGACAACAATGGTAACATCCGCATCGTAGGTGTACCTATTATACCTCACAGCTTGGTTACTACTAGCAGAATGTATGTGTTGGATACTTCAAAGTTTGCCATTGCCCAACAATCTGGATTGGCTGTAAGGTCAACAGAATTTAACCAAGATGATTTCATAAAGAACCTCATCACCTTTAGATGTGAGGCTCGTTGTGAACTCCTTCAGTATCAGCCAACTGCTGCTATCTACGGAGCAATCTAAAAATAAACGGGGAGAGGAGGGACAGCTCTCCCCACTTTTTTTATGCCATACAGCTACGGATATTTTAAGCAAGAGTATTTCAACCATCTATTTGACAATTTCAAAATAGACATTGAGATATTAGATGTAGGGCCAGGTGCAGGGACTTATGGTAATCTATTGAATCAAGACTTTCAGTTTATTGATTGCATAGAGATTCATAAGCCTTACCGATCACAATTCCTGCTTGACAAGATATATCGGAATGTATTTATTGGCAATGTCCTAGAGTTTGACTACGCTTATTATGACTACATCATCCTTGGTGATGTGTTGGAGCATATGAGCGTTGATGATGCTCAAAAACTGCTCTTTGATATAACAGATAAAAATATCTACTGCATGGCTGCGGTGCCGTATAAGATGCCGCAAGGTGCTGTTGGAGGCAATGTGTATGAAACACATTTGCAGGATGATTTGACTGTTGAAAACTTTACTGACAGATACCCTATGATGCGAGGCCTATTTCGGAATAGCGAATACGGGTATTATGTAAACTATAACTACTTATGAACATAGTCGCATCTATCCACTTGTATCATCCAAACCACAACTGCGGTGCGGAAGCAATGATGCATCAAGTATTGAAAAGCTTGCAAAAAAAAGGACATAATGTTAGAGTTCTTCTAAACCAAGCTAATCATTACAAGATAACTTCTAATTACGTTTTTGATGGGGTGGATGTATTTCCTCCAAACACAAATGTGGTAGAAGGATTGTATAACTGGGCCAATGTGATATTTACCCATCTTGATTATACAAGATGGAGCATACATATGGCTGCTATGCACAAAAAGCCTGTTATGCATTTTATACATAATACTCACTTGTACCCAGAGATTGCAGATGCGGAGAAGACACAATATGTAGTTTACAATTCGCAGTGGGCAAAGGATAAGCTTAATTATAAGTGGGACAATATGATAATGACACCTCCCGTTGATTGGAGGCATTACGACACGAAGGTTAACACCATGAAAAGTCAGTATGTGACTTTAATAAATGTGAATGAGAATAAGGGGGGAAAGATATTTACAGAGATAGCAAGAGCAATGCCTAATAAGCAATTTTTAGGTGTTCTTGGGTCGTATGATGAGCAAGTAACCACTAATCTGCCTAATTTAAAGTATATTTCAAATACTGTTGACATATTGGATGTGTATAAGCAGACAAGGACTTTACTTATGCCGTCAACATATGAGAGCTGGGGTCGAACTGCAACGGAGGCAATGTGTAGCGGGATTCCTGTTATAAGCAGTGAGGCTGAAGGGTTAAAAGAGAACTGCGGCAATGCAGGAATTTATATAAAAAATAGAAACGATGTCAAAGAATGGGTTGAAGCAATTGCAAAGTTGGATGACGAAAAGACGTACTTCACGGCATCAAAAAAAGCAAAAGCACGATCAAGAGAGCATGATCCGAGAGAAACACTTGATAGATTTGAGCTATGGCTCAAAGAAAAAGTTTACAGCTACAAACATTGAACATGAGTATATTGGTCAATAGCATATCGGTTATAGCGGATTCATCAGTAGAGCCTGTATCTATCACGGATGCAAGGGATTGGCTGAAGCTCGATACTGCTTACACAGAAGATGATAATCTAATTGCAGAGCTTATAACGTCTGCGAGAAAGCATATAGAGAAATTGACTGGAGTTAACTTAGTCAATAAGAGCATGAAAGTGCTTATTGATGTTTATGGCCTTCCTCACAACCCTACCTATGTGGTTGACCTTCCTTATGGGCCGGTGGTATGTGTGGATTTGGTTAGACTAAAAGCAGGTATAAATACTTATGATACCTTAACTAAAAATACGCACTACGAGTTTATTGGTGGCAAGCTTTGGCTTTACGCTGTTGGTGATTACGAGGTGACTTATACAAGTGGATACGGTGACTGCCCTGCGGACTTAGAGACCGATATTTTGACCTTAGTTGCTTGGAGCTATGAGAACAGAGGCAAGAAGATGGAAGGGCAAGGAAGGGAAGGATTGCTGCGTAGCTACCCTAATTGGGATGGCATGAACTATCATCAATATAAAAAAGTAGTTATATAATGGCAGGAATTATTAAAGTCAACGGAGTCAATCAAACCATCGCAAAAATTAATAAGTTTGCGGAGAGGAAGATTGTCAAGTTGGATAAAATAATGGATCAGAGCCTAAAGACAATGGCTTCTCAAGCCAATGCAAATGCTTCTGGTGAGATAAAAGGAACAGTTAAGTCTGATAGAATAGATACATTAAACTATGACCTTGGCTCTCCTGTTCCTTACGCTGCTTATGTTGAGTTTGGTACTGGCGATGATGCGTCTAAATACGTTCCAAAACTTCCTGAGGAATGGCAAGAAGTAGCATGGCGTAAATATATAGATGGATCCGGTAAGACAAAACAGGACCCATTTTTGTACCCTGCTGTAAACACTGGGTTGCCAGAGATGATAAAGAAAATGAAAGAAAATGCTTGATACAAGTAATGCCGTGAGGCAGGCGTATATAACAGCGTTGAATGGCAACATTACCTATGATAGTGTTAATGTTCCCGTCTATGGAAACATCCCATTCAAGACACCACCAAAGAAATATGTTATCATAAGTGATATAAGAGAAGTGCAAGACCTTAACAACAATGCGTTTTTTAATAATGTTGTTGTAACTTTGGATATATTTGCTGAGCAATACATGACAAATGATAATGGGGTTGTGGATAATATTGCTTCGCAGATAATGCAGATTTTGATGCCGGTGCCAGGTGCTAAACTTTTTGCTCAGACAAATCACGACATTTATCCAAGCCAAAGGTTATCATCAAGGTACTTACCGCTTCAAAATGGTCAGGACTTTGTGGCGAGAAAAATAATAACAATTAGTAATTTAGTAAATCAAAAATAAAGAACAATGGCGCAGATTCTTTCAGTTAACCAAAATATCGAAATAGATGTAGCCGGTGGCACATCATTTAAGAATTTGGTATGTACAAGCAGCGCAACGCTGAATACGACTCTTGCTACTACGCAAGATCAAACTTCATGCGGTGTTTTGACTGCTGTCGGTGAGCCTTCCATGACAATAGATTTTGATGCGGTATGCGAGACTGCTCCTACCGTATCTCAAATCTCTTACGAGGATTTGCTTGCTGCTTCTGTAAACAAGACTTTGGTAAATGTAAGGATGCAGAACCCAGTTGTGACTGGCTCTTCTCTTGGTGCTGCTTACTACCATCAGTTCTTTGCTTACATCACTGATTTGTCACTTGCTTCAACAGTTGGTGAGTTTATCAAATTTAGCGGAACATTATCAAGCACAGGAACACTTGACGTAATCCCGTAGTAGAATATGAATACTGCGACTATAACCATGAATGGTCATACCATCAGCCTTCGCTATGGTATGTCTTCATTCCGGTACTTAACTGAAAGATTTGTTGACGGCATCAGCTTTGACAACGGGTCATTGAACGAGATAGGCTTATCACATATTCTTTATAGTGGTTATACTAACCATTGCCTTGTAAAGGATATTAAGAAGGAATACAGCTTTGAGTTCTTCGTAGATTACGTTGAGGCACATCTTAAAGATGAACCTTTTATGGCTGAAGTGATGGATGCGTTAAAAGTATGGACTGACAGCGACTTCATCAAACAGACACAAGAGGCTAATCCTGACGAGCCAAAAAAAAAGACTTAACGTGGGATGAGATTGAAGCTTTCGCTTTTGGAGAGCTTTGCTTGAGGCCCATGGAGTTCTACGAGATGGCTCCACGGCATCTTGGCTTGATGATTAGAGGTCATCAGGAAAAGAAGGTGGATACTTATAGGCAGACACGAATGCTGATGTTTACGATGGTGAGGCTTCATGCCGATCCAAAGTCAGCACCCAAGACACCGGAGGCTTTGTGGGAGTTGCCTGGTGATGCTGTTGCGAACCCAGTAGAAGAGGCTGAAGAGTATAAAAAAATCTTTGAACGATTAGGACAATGGCAGAAACCGGAGATTTAATAATTAAGATAGGGGGTGATGCCTCAAAATTCAAGGCCACCATTGCCGATGTAGAGAATAGTCTCAAGTCGTTCAAGGCTAATTTAGGTACTACCGGTCTGAACATAAAGATTGAAGCACTTGGGTTTCAAGAGACCAAATCCAATATAAAAAGTGTTGCTGATTTTGCGGAGGGCACGCTTGGTGCTATAAAGAATACGATTAAGGAAGTAAAGGCAGAGAGGCTAACAATATCAGCCGATCCGAACTCTCTCGCTCCATTTAACATAAAGCTCAATGAGCTTAACACGACAGTTAAAGAACTTGAGAAAGCCGGTATTCTCAAAAACGTTCCGCAAGAGGCTGCTGTTGCAGCCAATAGTTTACAAGGGTTAAGCAATAAATTAACTGAGCTTCGTAAGCAAAGGGCGATTATAGACCCAGATACGAATGCAAGAGCTATTCTGCAAATCAATCAGCAGATAGATAAGCTGCAACAAAAGATAGTAAACCTTAATAATCTTGGTCAAAAGATTGATACAGGTGGTGGTTTAGCAGGCGGGTTTAACGGAATAAAGAAAGGAAGTGCGGAAGCAGGCAGAGCTTTGACAAGCTTATCATTGGTAGCTCAAGATTTGCCTTTTGGTTTTATAGGTATTCAGAATAACCTTCCTGCTGTCATACAAAGCTTTGGTCAGTTAAAAGCATCTGCTCCTGCTGCTGGCGGTGCGTTAAAAGCACTTGGAAGCGCATTGGTTGGGCCTGCTGGCTTGTTTCTAGCCTTCAGTGCAGTAACGGCAGCAGTTACATTTGCCATACAAAAATACGGCAGTTTAGGGGCAGCTTATGATGCCTTGGTAGGTAAAATAGACCCATTAGCTAAAATTATTAATACAGTTAATGATGATTTAGAAAACTTTAATAAAGGCTTTCTAACTACTGATCAAGCAATTGGCAAAGCGACTGCAAGTACAGAGGCGCAGATTATAAAAGTTCGTCAATTATCAAAAGCTGTTTTAGATACTACCAAATCAGAGAATACAAGAAAGTTTGCTCTTGAGCAATTAAAAAGTATAGATGAAGCAAGGTTTGGAAGATATGATGTAGAAAAAGGTAAGTTAGCCGGATTAGAGGGTGCTGTTAATTCTTATACAAGGTCAATAATAGCCAATTCTGTTGCACAGAAGTTATCTGATAGGGCGGGAGATGCTTTAATAGCAAGAAATTCCGCACTATCTTTATTCACTGCGCAAGAAAAAGTTGTTAATGATTTATTACAAAAGTTCCCAGATTTACAAAGGCAGGCAAAGAAATATTCAGATGATTTAATAAGGACACAAGGTCAACTTGGTCAAAGACCTATTGCTGCGCCTGGTGTGTTGGATTTTCTTGCTGCTACTGATAAGTTAGAGGATTTTAAAAAACAGCTTCAAGATATTAATGCTGTTTATAGGCAGACAAGAACAGAAGCAATTGCCGCTACCGAGGAAAGCATAAATCTTGGCGAGGCTCTTACTAAAGCTACTGAAGGTAAAAAAGATGGTGGCGGCACAAGAACTAAAGCAGTCTTTTCCCCACAAATAGATTCACAAGCTCTTGATGAGGCATTCAATTTAGATAAGATTATTGCTAACTTAACTAAGTATGGCAATGTACTTATTGATGTAAATAAGACAGAGGCAGAGAGAAAGAATGCTTTGCGTGAGCTGTCTGAAATAAACCCTGAGTATTTTAACCAATTTAAAATTGGCAAGTCATCTGTAGCGGATGCTAAAACTCAGTTAGAGGGTTTTATTAGGACATTGCTTGTGCAAAAAAAGGCACAAGAGGATGCTTTGGCTGCGGCTAAATTAAATAATGAGTTTAGAAAAAATGAGGAGAAAGGCATAACAGATGTTGGGGATAAATATAGAATACTAGAAGGCGTAGTTTCTACAATCCCAACAACAATGAATGAGGTTGCTAAAAGCTTTCAAAACGCAACTTTAAATGTAGATAAATTATTTAAGTTAGATTTTAGCAAATTTGATACATCATTTGACTTTGATATGTTATCAAAGGGGTTTAAGATTATAGAAGAGCAAAGTAGAAAGATTAAGGATAATATGATATCTGCGTTAAGTGGAGTTCAAGCTATTTTGCAGGATACATTTTTTGAGTTGCTTGATGAAGGGAAAGGCAATTGGAAGGCATTTGGTGATGCTGCCGTCAAAGAAATAAAAAGGATTACAGCTGCATTGGTGGTAAAAGCTTTAGTAGAAGGTCTTGCTAATTTGTTAACGGCAGGCATTTCAGGTACAGTTCAATCCGTAGCAAAAGGATTAGAAGGAATTGACACTGCATCTCTTGGAGAATGGCTAGATATGACTCCAGGTGCAGCTAACTTCGGAGGAATAAGAGGCAATGATGGAGTAAATATGTCTGGACAAGTGGTTATGACATTAAGAGGAACGGATTTGGTAGGGGCAATGAATAGAACAAACACATCAATTAACAGAGTTGGCTAAAGCGTTAAAATATTACATAGACTTTTACACTCACCAAGGGCAATCTTGTAGGGTAAGATTTCTATTTGAAGGATGGACTGGCGACAACCAAGTGCTAATTCCATCATCAAGGCCATTTGTCTTATCTGAATTTAATCAGTCAGAAGATTTATACAAGCCAATAAGACCACAGCAAGCAACTATTCAGTTCATAGGCAACAGCGTGAACACGATGGATACGTTTTTTGCCAATAACGATAATGATATTGAGGTAAGGTTTGACTTTGGCACATTCACAGATTATTGGGTAGGTTATCTATTGCAGGATAACTTTCAAGAGATTTGGCAAGATACAAATCATATTGTTACCCTAACCGCCACAGAGGGTATTGGCTTGCTTGAGTATGAGCAGTTTGGCAATGCGGGTACAGAGGTAGTAGGTAGGCTTACGACCTATCAAGCGTTGCAATATTGCGTTCAGCCAACTCCGCTGACATTTACAGATTCAAGGATAATTAATAACCTATTCCATAGCTCGATGACTAATACGGGAACAAATATCCCGTTAGATCAGTGCTATATCGATGCGAGAAGCTTTCAGATAGAGGCAAGGGATTTTGACAATAAAAAGGTTGCTCTTGAGAAAATAAACAGCTCATGGGCACAAACACTCTTTCAATGGAAGGGCGCATACTTTTTGATAAGGATGGAGGAACTATACACTCCTACGGCAAGCAACTTACGCCAAGTGACAATGTCTTCTACAAGAGTTGCGACTAACTTAAGATATGACGTTAGCGTAGGTAAGCTACAAGATGTTAAGCCTGTTGACTCCGAGATGATAAGATATATCAAAAGAAGAACTAAGCAGGATATAAATAAGTTTGAGTACGAGTTATTCAATGAGGTAGTAGAGAATGAGAGTTTTACAAGGGGTACATTGGTTTCAAGCAACCCATCTACTAAATTAAAGGTTCTTGATTCTTGGACTTACGAGACGGGGACATTCGCTTCTCCCACAACGCCAACGCCTCCGGCGGGCAACTATGGACTTGTAGAGAATTATTTTGATGGCTTATTTGAGAATAGCTACGCTTATTTCTCAATACCCGCAACAACGGGGGCATTTTGGATTAAGTCTATACCATTTGATGTTAATAACCTTCAGACTCTTGACATACAATTTGAGGTATCATACAATCCTTTCCTAGGCAATTTCCCTTCCGGCAAGGTAACCACATTCCCATGTTGGGTTTTTCTTGATGGTGTAACAGCTAATTACCAGTTGCTCAATACGGGCAAGTGGGAGCTTGTGGCGGGTAGTGTTCCGACAAAGGCAATAGAGCTTGAGTATGATAGCTCAAAAGAGCCTATTGCGGAGCAGTTTAATGCCATAAGCGTACAATCAGATAGGATTCCTGATAATGGCAGCATAAGGTTTTATTTCTATGCCCAAGGGCAGACCGGAATGGTTGGCAATGAGTTTAGAATAAAGAATTTTATATGCAAGGTTCTCAATCCTTACAATGTTGATACAGAGAGAAGGAATATTACCGGTCAGAAGTTATACTATCAAAAGACAGACACCTTGCGTGTTGACTCTGAGTATGATGTATTTTTTGGTGATAATTTTTCTCAATCCCACAAGGGTACAATATACGAGGGCAATGGTACAACGATAGCTGATAAGAAATGGTATAGGTTAAGATTCCCAACTGAGACGGTGCCATTCAGAAAACAATCGCTCATCTCTAGGTGGGAGAATAATAGATTTAATAGGAACAAGATAGATGTTGATCTTTATGGATTGTTATGGTCAAGTGGCACACAGCCTATTGGCTTAATGAATACGATAAGATTTACTGATGATGACCCTAATAAGGTTTATGCTATACTGAATCTGCGTGAGATAGACTTTGCCGCATCAAGATGGTCAGCAACGCTGCTTGAGGTTTATGATAGTGCTAAAGATGGAGGCACGGCCGCAACCAATACTTTTACGGCTAATAGAATAAATGGAACTTATTCTGCAATATCTTATGTACCATTTACCCTAACAAGTCCTGCTGACTTCATAATTTCTCCATCATACATCATGTCTTATACTGGTGATGATACCATAACAGTAAACATAACTGCTTCTGTTGGAGGAAATATTATTACGGCACCAGACCCAAGTACGGTGTATTTGAGGTTGCAGAGGAATGGCACTGATATAAATACTGCTGCCATTAACGTTAGCGGATTGCCAGAACCATTTAATGCAATATTGACTACAAACTCAGTAACGCTTAATAGTGGAGATAACTTGGCTGTCTTTATTGATTCCGCAATAACATCTATCCAGATTTCAAGCGGCTCGATAAGCTTTACTTATGTTGATCCGGTTCCCTTTATTTATGACCCTTATTTTGAAGAATATATAAGCAATTAATATGGCAGATGCAGTAAGAGCGGAAGGATTAGTTATAGCGGCTACGGATGCGAGCGGCAATGTTTATCCGTTTGCGTGTACGAAGGATGTGACGATGAATATCAGCAGGGATTTTATTGAGCTTGCACCAAAGACGAATAGCATTTTTCGTGAATATATAAAAAACAGGACAACGTATACCATAAGTGGCAATGGATTGGTTAAAATAGTTGAAAGCAATACGCAACCAATCACATTCTTTGACTCATTTATAGAAGGCACGGACAGCGTGATTGTTGGTAGTACTAACAGTTTTGTTGGTTATATTGACATGATAGATGCCCAAAATAACTATAAATTGTATAAATTTGGGTGTATATTTCAAGACCTGACATTGACTTCAGCGGTAGGACAAAACGCTCAGTATTCGTTCACTTTGCAAGGCAATGGCCCGATTACTGAGCTGACTGTTGTGGATACATATACGGTCAGTTCGGGCACTATCCCAGGTCGGTCAACGGGTACGCATAAGTTGGTTGCAGTAGGTTACAGAGGCAAGTGGTATTACAATTATACGGTGAGTGCAGGGCCGGTGATAAATTTAGGTGCTAGTTTGAATGGAGTAAGTGTTGTGGCAGCTTATGTAGCTCTTTAAAAACAATATATATGAAACAATTAGTTGAAAACGTTAAGACAAGTTTATTTGGTGCTGTTGCAGGTCTTCCTGTTATTTGGGAAGGTGCAGAAGCAGGAGATTGGAAGATGATTCTTGCCGGTCTCGGTATGTTTTTAGTAGGTCTGTTTGCATCTGACGCTAAAAAGTAATTAGAGATGGATCAGGGGATTCTAGTAACAATCGTCATCCAAAGCATTGTTTTTGTGGGCGCATTGTCAAAGATGTTCACGGACATGAAGATTAAGCTTAGAGAGCTTGACCTTCGTGTCCGTACCCTTGAAAAGAAGGAAGACGAGATAGGCGAGAAGTTGACGAAGATATTTGATGCTTTGCAAGACATAAAATTAGAGCTAAAAGATAAAGCTGATAGACCATGAGTGAATTTAACTTAAAAAATATCCGCAAAGGAGACACATGGTCGATGGACTTGAAGTTCTGGTCTGATGACTGCAAGACTACGCCTATCAACGTGTCAACATATAGCTTTAAGCTTGTGGCAAAGAATAGTGCGGGTACTGTTCAGTGGACATGGAATAATGCGGACTTTGTTGCAGGAGCTACAACCAATGAGAGAATAGTAACGATAAGTGCGGTGACAACGGCAACGTATAATGTAGGCGAGTACAGATATGACTTGCAAGTAACAACAGCTTCATCTGTGATGACCTACTTAGTGGGTTATGTAAGGGTTGAAGACCAAATCACATCATAATGGTTATAGAGGTAACATTCGATGTCACTGATGTATATATAAGTACTACGGTCAGTCCGGTGTATGTTAACGTGAGCTTTGAAGCTCCGTCAAGTGGTGGTGGAACTTGGGGATCAATTACAGGTACCCTATCTAACCAAACAGACCTGCAGAATGCATTAAATGCAAAGTACAACAACCCAACGGGAACTACTTCACAATATCTTCGTGGTGATGGCTCTTTGGCTACATTTCCTGCGATTCCAAGCGGTACGGTCACATCGGTAGGACTTACTATGCCGAGTGCATTTAGTGTTGCCAATTCGCCTATTACGAGTTCGGGGACACTTGCGGTAACGGCAACGGGAGACACAACACAATACATTGCAGGTGATGGTTCATTGGTAGCGTTTCCGATTACGGGACAAGCAGGTACGTTGGTTAGAGAGGTTCGTAATGTTACGGGTGCTACATTAACTAAAGGAACGGTTGTTTACATAAATGGTGCGAGTGGCAATAAGCCAACTGTGGCGAAGGCATTAGCAACGGGAGATGCGACATCTGCGCAGACATTTGGATTGATACAAGCAGATATAGCGAATAATTCAAACGGATATTTAGTAGCCTTTGGTGATTTGGATGGGTTGAATACTTCGGCATTTGCGGAGGGAGTGCAGTTGTATTTATCATCAACAACGGCAGGTGGTTATACAAGTACCAAGCAATACGCTCCTAATCATTTGGTTTACATCGGTGTAGTAACGAGGCAGCACATTAACCAAGGGCGTATTGAGGTTCGTATACAGAACGGCTACGAAATGGATGAACTGCATGACGTGGCTGCACAGACACCATCTAACAATCATGGCTTATTCTACAATAGCACCAATTCACTTTGGGAAAATAAGTCAATCGCAACGGCATTAGGGTACACCCCTGCAAACGCAGGAACGACATTAACGATTAACGGGGTGACTTACGATTTGAGTACATCACGCACTTGGACTATTTCAACAGGTATTTCGGGAAGCGGTGCGAGTGGGCAGGTATCCTATTGGAATGGTACGACATCACAGGCGGGGTCGAATAATCTGTTTTGGGATGCGACAAACTCACGGTTAGGGATTGGGACTAATGCACCGAGTACAACATTAGATGTAAGAGGTAAAGCAAGGATACAAGCATCGGGTAATTGTGAATTGGACTTTGTTGATGGTGCAAACTCCATGCGGGTAGCAATGGGTTCAACACAAGGTTTTATTGGTACTTTATCTTCACATCCTTTTGGTTTTTTTACTGCTGCAACCGAAAGGGCAAGAATAAGCACTAATGGAAATCTACTTATAAACTCAACCTCCGACTCAGGCGAACGCCTTCAGGTGACGGGTGATGTGAAGATAGTTAATGGAACTTTGACTTCAACTCACTTAAAAATAGGTACAAGTTTAAATGTTGGTAGTTTTAGCACCCCTGCAATAGCTTTTAACACTACTACTGGTATATATTCAGATACTAATAGAATATTTTTTGTATCAGCAGGAGCTTTTGCAGGTGGGTTTTCTTCAGAAGGTTTTGTTGGGACTACTGCTTGGGTTAATGCTTCTTCTGGGGCTAATGATTTAAATACTCCAAAATTAGGAGGTTATAGACTTAATGCACAAGGTCTTTCAAGTGGCTTAGGAGGTAATTCAGCAGGTGATGTATCAATAGCATCAAATAACCTTGCAAGATTTGTTGTAAAATATACAGGTGAAATTGGTATAGGAACTTCATCACCAAACGCATCAGCAATAACACAAATAGATTCCACCACTAAAGGTTTTCTACCCCCACGAATGACCACAACCCAAAAGAACGCTATTGCATCGCCAACAGCAGGACTTGTGGTGTATGACACAACTTTAGCCAAACTATGCGTATATACTACCGCATGGGAAACAATAACATCTATATAAAATTCAAAATATGAAACAAATAACCCCCTTCCCAGTTTGGCACAATGGTGCAAACGTTGATGCCGAGTATTTCGCAATGAAGTCTATTGACGATAACCTTGAAGATTCTGCGCTGTTTTATTGGCAGCTATTTGCCAAAACGCAAGACCCCGAAGGTAATGACGTGGTTGGTCAGGCATTGTCTCAAGGTAATCTTACGATGAGCGGTCAAGACTACTCCGATTGGGGCGACCAATCAGGTAACGACATAAATGGTTGGGCATATACTTGGGCAGCTAATCTGTTGAACATAACTCTTATATGAGGATAAACAAATCCTTAATTACTTATCAACCTTCGTCAGGAGCGGGTAGCGGTACGGTGACATCTGTGGCGCTATCTGCTCCAACGGGTTTTACTGTAAGTGGATCACCTATAACGAGTGCAGGAACACTTGCCTTATCCTTTACCACAGGTTATGGCATTCCTCCGCTGATGACGGGCAACTCTGGCAGATTCCTCACCACCAATGGCACAACGATGTCATGGGTGAACATTGCGGGAACTGATGTGACGGGTGCTGCTATTAGCACATCAAATGATACAAATATCCTCATCACTGCAAGTGGCAATACTACCAATGCTCTCCTCCGTACACTTACATTAACAACTGGGTGGACTGGTCAATTAGCAGTAGCAAGGGGTGGAACGGGTGCAAATTCTTTACAAGGTGTTCTTATAGGTAACTTGACCGCTCCCGTAACTGCGGTGACGGGTATAGGTGGTCAGCTATTACGAGCCAACCCTTCTACGGGTGTTTATGAGTTTTTTACTCCTGTTTATATGTCAAATCCGATGACAACACTCGGAGACATCATATATGGCAATGCAGCGGGTGCGCCAACAAGATTGGCTGCAAATGGTACTGCAAACAATATGTACCTACGCTCCGTGAGTGGTGGTATTCCTTCATGGGCATCAATTGCAGGTGGAGATATTACAGGTGCAGCATTAACTGAAGTAGATGATACAAATGTAACTTGTACACTTGGCGGTACGCCTGCCAATGCCTTATTGCGCTCAGTATCTCTGACTTTCGGTTGGACTGGGCAGCTTTCTGTGCCAAGAGGGGGGACGGGTGTTGCAACTTTGACGGGAGTAGTTATTGGTAACGGAACGGGGGTAATGACAGGCGTAGCAGGAACGGCTGACCAATTACTACGCAGAAACTCCGCAAATACTGCATACGAGTTCTTCACACCTACTTTTTTATCTAACCCGATGACCTCATTGGGTGATATTATTTACGGAAACGCAGCAGGTGCGCCATTGAGGTTGGGAGCGAATGCTACCAGCACAAATAAATTCTTGCGCAGCGTTTCAGGTGGTACACCTTCATGGGAAGAGATAAGTGGATTTCTAACGGGAAGTGGTACAACCAATTATGTTCCTAAATGGACTCCATCAGGAACAGTTTTAGGCAATAGTCAGATATATGACAATGGTACATCGGTAGGCATAGGGACTGCATCACCGAATACTAAACTTCATACAACTGGTAGCCTTACCATTGATGATGTACTATATTTACAACGGGGTTCGGGTTCTTTTTACCTTCCTGTGTTAAATTTTTGGAATGGTACGGGGTCACCACTTGCAGGTACTAAAGGTGATATTTTAGCGATAGGTAATACGGGCGGTGATGCTCTTGTATTTGTTACCAATGCATCAGAGAGGGCGCGGTTTACATCGGCAGGCAATTTTGGAATCAATACACCAACACCAACGCACAAACTTGAAGTTATTGGTGTAATTTCAGCAGGAAATGCATCGGCTACAAGCGGTTCGATAATTTTGCAGGATACTTACTCCGCAGGCCATCTTGGCAACATTGGAACAATGTTTAGTAGTGGTAATTTTATGTTAGGCTATGCGGTAACTCCTTCAACATCTTCTGCTACTTCTTTTTTGAGTTCTGCGTTTGTTAGTGGTGTTGATTTTTGGAGGTCTTCAATAACACTTGGTGAAAATGTTAGCATTTACACGGGTGCTGCGCAGAGTGTTGCCGTAGGTTCATCAGTCACAATGAGTGAAAGGTTAAGGCTACTTAATAGCGGTCAATTAAGGCTTTTAAACTACACATCAACATCATCTTTCAGCGGTCTTACTGTTGGTTTGCTTGGCTTTACAAGTACGGGTGCAATTACTACATACACAATCCCAGGTGGTGTGTCGGGTACTCAGGATTACTTAGCTAAGTTTGATTCAACGGGGATTGCGGTCGGGAACTCACGGATAGTAGATAATGGTACAAACTTCCTATTTAACTCCGCATCATCATACGTTACAGGTCTTAATCTCATAGGTGATATCGGTATCCAATCAGCATCAAGTCAGGCATCTTCAATACTGATGAGGAGCAACCAAACGCCAACGAGCGGAACATCAATCGGAATAATTGATTCCTATGCAATAACTACAGGTTCAACTTATACACTGTCGGCAGGAATAGATTTTAGAGCCTCGCAGAACTGGAACTCCACTTCAGCAGGTACTGATATCTTTGTTCAGACGGCACCTGATAATACTATTGCCCCTGCAGACATGTTTGTTTTTTTAAATAATGGGGCGGTTCGGTTTATCGGTAGGACGTCAAACCCCATTGGTGCAGCGGCAGGAACGATGTATTATAATAGTTCAGCAAATAATATGCGGTATTATAACGGAACGAGTTGGATAACTTTTTAAATTTATATAACTTTGTTTATAAAACTTACACCAATGACTTACAAAGAACTCATCGAAGCAATGCAAATCTTGGTTCAGAACATCGGAAACCAAGAAACTAAGACTCAAAAGAAACTACTCGCAATTCATAGTAAGCTGAAAAAGTACTATGAGAATTACGAGGAATTACTAAACGATATTCGACTTGAGAACGCAATGACAGAAGAGAATGGTGCGCTAATTCTTGACGAGAAAGGTGGTTATAAGTATAATAAGGATGGTCAGCGTAAGATGTATAAAGATATCAAAAGCCTTCTTTCAGAGGAATTCGACTTTAATGTTATTGAGGTAGTGAACCCAAACGGTCTTGAAGAGCATATTTATTTAGAAAAGTTTGTTAATGGCGTAAAATTCAAAGAAAGTGAAGAAGAATAAATTAAGTCCAGAGATAGAGATGTTATTGGCTTTCATTAGCATTATCGCTCTCATTATATTTTTCGGCAGTTGCAACCCCGTCAAGCAGGTGCTTGGTAATAACAAAAAGTTTGAGGTTGTGGCAGCCGAAGTCATTAAACGTGGGTATTGTTTGAATGATACTTCATACATCTACAAGACGGACACGCTTGAAATAACGGACACTACAACTTTTGTATATGTGGACACCACAGTCATCAACGACACTACGTATTTATGGGAAACAAAGTACCACACCATCACCAAAGTTCGGACTATCCGCGATAGCGTGAAGGCAGTGGTTATTGATTCCGCTAGAGTTAAAGTATTACTTAAAGAGTTAAAAGACAACGAAACGAAGCTAAAAGCTGCATTGGGTGACCAGAAAGTTTTAAAAAGGATTATGTTTTTTATGGGCGGTGGAGCGTTGATATTCTTTTTACTCTTATTTAAGTTAAAATGAACAAAACTGAAATAGTTCGTGAATATAGAGATAAGTACGGTATGGATATGCCAAATCTAAAGTTGGCTCGTATCATCTACAATGAAAACCCTACACTATATCTGAACATAGAAGCAGTCAGAACCACACTAAGAAATATACAAAAAGGTCATAATTCACAAGGTCAGAGAAAAGTAACTCACCCTCATCCTGACCGACCACTAAACCCGTACAAGCTGCCCGAATCTTACAAAAAAGAACCAGAGGTATTAAAACTACTAACGAATAACGATAGTATACTTGTTATATCTGATTTGCATATACCTTACCATGATATTGATGCTATCACAATAGCCATTGAATACGGAATTAATGAAGAGGTTAATACT